TTTAAATTTAAACACAAGTTGTGCTTTCTTAGCTCAATACCAAGCTGACGGAGAAGGTGTCGAGTATTTAGACGTGACTGGCTCCAACAGTATGATAAACAGTAAAATAACATTTAAAGAAAGGTTAGATGATTTAAATACGATTCAAACTTGTTTTACATATGAATATTCAAATGCGACAAATAGTTGGGTTAGAAAAGGTGACTTAGACTGCGGTATAGGTATAGATCCAGATAAAGGTCATTCTTTTGTAGAGGCTGACGTTTATTCGGCTTCGGCACAAAGATTTAACTTAGATTCTTTATGTGACATGGAAATATCAGGAATAATTCAAAAAGTTCCTTGCGGGATGATGACTCAAAATAACTCAGGTGTAAATGTAGCAGTGGGCGTTTTAGATGAATTACATACAACAGAAGGCTATGTAAATCTTTTGAATGTTTCAAACATTGAAACAGGAACACTTACTGTTGAAAATACATTAATGGTTGCAGGTAACACTGAATTAAATGAATTAATGGTAAATAAAGAGTCTGTTTTCAACGATAAAGTCAGAATGTTGGGTGAAGAAAACATAATAGAAAATAAATTAACAGTAAATGGTTCAACAGAAATAGACACATTAAAAGTAACTTCGAATTCTGTTTTTGAAAAAAATGTAAATATATTTGGAACATTAACCTTGTCAGGGGATAATAGTTTTGTTAAAGCAAACCATCTAAAATTAGGTGTAATAGATAGCACTAGTTTACATAAATATTGTTTTGGTAATAAATCAGATCCAACAGATATACATAATCCAAATTTTGAAGGTGCAATGAAAGTTTTAAAAATTAAAAAAGTTGTTGACGGAGTTGAAGTTTTACACACAGAACCTGTAATTTGCACAACATATACAGATATTAACGGGAATAAAAAAGAACAATGGAAATTGGCAAATGCAAGAGTTGGTCAAATAGCGGCTTTTGATGGAAGTTGTCCAGTTGGATTTACATATTTTGAAAAAGCAGCAGGTCGATTTTTACTAGGAGAAAACAAAACACAGCTTAAAGACTTAACTCCGAGTGAAATAAATAAATTAGTAAATGAAAAAAAAGCTTTCCTTAATAAAGAAGGAAATGTATTAGAATATGCAGTAGGCGATAGTGGTGGTGAAGCATTCCATACCTTAACAGAAGATGAAATGCCAATTCACAACCATGAAGTTCCAGACATAAAAGCAAGCTGTAGTGGGTCAGACTGTGCTGGTTATGCAATGGCAAAAGTTGGTGCTCGTGGGGATACTGTATGGAGTAATGCAAATGAAATACCAACAGGTCCTGCTGGTAAAGACAAATCTCACGAAAATAGACCACCATACTACGTAGTAAACTACTGTATTTATGAAGGATAATACAATGAAAAAAAGAATTTTTAAAAAATCTGGTATTACTTTAATAGAAAGTTTAATTGCTTTATCATTAATATCCACAATAGCAATTGGTGGTGTAAAAGGATACAGTGAATATCAAAAATATGTTTCTGAAAGAGCGGCAGCAAAAGATATAACAACATTATTGAAAGCTGTTGACACAAGAATATCAATTGACGGATATAGTTATAATTTTTGGACTTCTGGTAGTGAAGCAGAGGGCTTAAGTGAAATTGCACCTTATGTTTTAGAAACATTCATTGCAAAAAACAATAAAATTTGTGGTAAATCAAATGGTTGGGAACCAAGATTAGAATCGGAAAAAGAAAGGGCTTTCATTGATTGTAATTTTTGGCAAACAAAATTACCATTAAATAGTGATTTAAAAATTAAAACAAAAGAAGATTCTCAAGGCTTTATTGAATCTTTTTCTATTTATTTAAATCCGCCTGTATCAAAACCAAAAGAAATATCTGATTACAGAGAAAGATTTGAAAAAATAAGCAATATATTCAACAGATTAAAATCCAATGATTTTGCAAACAAAAATGGAATTAATAAATATAGTTTAGTTGATAGTTCTGACAAAGTTTTATCTAATTTCGAATGTTCAACAAATAAAGATAATTGTTTGATAAAAGCGTCTTGGGAAAGAGCAGGAGCATTTCAGTCATTAAAAACAGATGGCACAAACTCTATGATATCTTCAAATATTTCTTTTATTTACGATAAAATTAATTCAGATTCTATAAAAACATGTTTAATTTGGGAAGAAGATCTAGGTGGAAACTGGTCAAGCTCACCAATAGAGTGTGGTATTGGATTATTTTCAATAAAAGGGACTCCTGTTCCTTCAACTGTTCATGTGAATATTGAAGATTCTTTTAACTCTAATGAAAAAATAGTGTTAGATAAAGTATGTAATATTTACAGTAGAGATATGGGAAAAGGAATTGAAATAAATGGTTCTTCTCCTTGTGGTCAATTACAATCAGCAAAACCTAGCCATGCAAAAGGAAGAATCGTTATTCAGTTGGTAGATAGGCAATTTGTAAATAAAATGTTTGTAAGTGAAAATCTTTTTTCTGAATCAATAGAAAATGTTGATATATTAAATGTAGCATTAAATTTATATAATAACTTAAATAACTCAGAGGCAACACTGGAAGACTTGAATGTTTCAGGTGAAGCAGTAATGAAAGAATCAGTAAAAATGCTAAAAGATTTAGATGTAGGTGAAAAAACAACAAGCGTCACTAAAGACATGTTAAAAATATCGACATTAGATTCTTATGGGACATTATTTAGAGTTAAGGAAAATGCTTACATTTCAAATGCTTTATTGGAACCAGAAAAAGATATATATGGGAATTTAGCATATGAAAATATAAATATAGAAGTTTTAGCTGCATTTATGTCAGATCCAATAGACGATATAGTTTTTGAAGCAAAAGCATTTAAATCAGATTTGAATATAAAAATAGGTGACTCTTGTGAATTTGCAGGAGAAAATGAAAAAAATTTAGCAAGAAAAATAACAGTAGGTAAAGAAGGTGTTGTTTTAACCTGTAGAACCAGCCATACAGATCAAACCAAATATACTTGGCAATCGAATAACTATGGTGAAATAATGGCATTTAATGGCACTTGTCCAACTGGTTGGAAACAAGTAGAAGATGTTCATTCAAGATTTTTAATGGGTTCTGGCAAATACAAAGAAGCATTTATGTCAGAATTACTTTATAAAGTAGGTGATAAGGGTGGTGAAACATTTGTTGGTTTAACAGAAGAGCAAATGGCAGAGCACCATCACGCAACACCAAAGTTTGAACATATATGTGATACTTGTCATAGAGGAGTGCCACAAGAAGATTGTCCACCTCCATTTACGTGGTATGCTTATGAAAATAGATGTGTTAACAGCCAAGGTATGTCACATACAAAAGATGGTAGTTCAGTGTTTAGTAATGATTCAGAACGTATATCTACATATGTAGGTGGAAACAAATCTCACAATAATATGCCAAATTATGAAACAGTGACTTATTGTATGTATGGTAAAGGTGACAAAGAAACAGAAGGTGACAGTACATTAAAACCTCAAGAACCAAAATGGGTTCCTTATGAATCAATTTATAGCGGTTGGTTAGATGACGACTTCAAAAAATTCTATTCTTGCGGGACTTCGATAAGAGAATATTCACCAGAAGAAAATCTTTATTATAGTAAAAGAGAATGTAAGCTAGATCAATACAAAGAAGAATATGTAAGAGAGAGGGATATAAACTCTGGTAATATAAGAGAAACAGGTGAAGTTCGTTTAGAATATAGAACAATAGAAGAAACTCAAATATGGAAGAGTCAACCTTTTGAATACACAGAATGGGTTGAAACGGGTTCTTTCTATGAATGCACAGAAGAAACAATGTATTATGACTCTGCACAAGACGATTACTACATGAGAAAATATTGCAAATTAGATTTAGAAAGAACAGGTACTTGGTATGAGATAGATATTAGATTTGGGGATAAGAGATTGATTCCTGAGTCTGTGTTACAATTTGGTGAAACTCCTAACAATAAAAACCCGTTCAAAGAATATAAGACGGAAATTAGAGAAGTTAAACGTAAGGTTGCGGCTGCTGGATTCGATCCTGATAAGATCAAACCAGAAGATTTAGAAATAGTAGAAGGTGATTATGGAACAACTTCTCAATTTAAAATAAAAATAAAACTAAACAAGCCTTTTGAAGAAGACGTTACTTATCGTGTAAATACACAAGATATAACAACAACTTCAATACTATCAGAAACAGAGAACTTGGTCTATGACGAATATGGAAATCCATTTATATCAATTGTTGATAACCCAAATGGTGGAAGATTAATGTTTGACGGTGGTTTCCCTAAATATTATAACAATCAATGGAATGGAGCAACGAAATTCAATGAACTTCAAGATCAATTTATTTTCATGCATAATGTAATAAAATGGATTAGTAACACTCATAAATCAAGAGGTAAGGTATTAATTTATGGTGACGCAATAGAAGGTCATTCTTATTCTGTTCATGAAAACGCAGGTAGCGATTTCGATACTTCAATACCAAGTGTTATCTCAATAGCAGGTTTTACTCCTATAATAAAAGAAGCTTCTCATCCTGATTTTAATGGTAGTAAATCAGCGAATAGAAAAGTAAATTTAACACTAGAAGAAATGAATAAATATTCTGCAATTGTTGTAATGTCTTCTGGTGGCTGGGATTCTCTTACAAATGAGTCTGCGAACAATTTTACAACGTATATTAACAATGGTGGTGGTGTATATATTATAACTGACCATAGTTATTTCCAAAGAACAGGTAATCAAATATTAAGGAAATTTGGTTCTGAATTTTATGGAACAGTAAATAGACACACAGGAAATGACGCTTATAAATTGCAAACGATTTGGAATAGCTTATCGTCTTCAAAATATGGAAGAAACCATGAATTATGGAACGGAATGAGTTCGAATGATTATATCCATGCAGGTTGGTCAGAAGGTAATGTTAGATTGTTCACTCCTATTCAAGATTATATTGGGACATCAAAAGATTTAACATTCATTGCTGGTGAAATCGAGAAAGAAATAAGTGTAACCATAAATGGGGATGACCTTGCAGAAGCAGACGAAACATTTAAAATAGTATTAAGTAATCCAGAAAGTGGTGTTGTCATAGGTAATAGTGAATTGATTGTAACAATTATAGACGACGATAGCGGAGTAAAATCATTATCATCGTCTTGTGGTGCAGATATAAGGAATATATCTGGAACTTGTTTAAAAGTTACAAATACTGCATTTAGTGTTGACTTAGTTGAAGACAGTAATAAATCTGAAAAAATGAAAGGTGATATTAAGATTAGACACAGTGATACAGGTGACACTGTTGTTGAATTAAATCTTGGTGGATTCAAATTTAAAGAAATTTGTGAAGACAAAAACTATTTAGATTTAATAAAAGAAAACAGTAAGACGATTGTTGAAGGTGTAGATTATCAAAAAGAAACAGAAATTTCTAACATGAGAATACTTTCTAAATCTAAATGGAAATCTTCAAAAACATTAAAAGAAGAATATGTAAGTAAAAATAGTAATTGTGATTTGTTGAAAGACTATGATTACAACATATCAATAGAAGCAGACGTATCGAACATTGAATACAGTAAAGTAGATACTTGTGATGGCGTTGTGAAAGACGGTTATTGTCAAATAACAGAAACTTACAAAGCAGAACTTAGATGTTTGGGTGATTACCACGAATCAGCAGGTTATTGTTTTAAAAACTAAATAAAAAAGCTCCTTTCTAGGAGCTTTTTTATTTTATTAGTCTTTTGAAAGAGTTGTGTTGTCTGGGACAACCTTACCTCTTCTAGCACGACTACTATTAAATGGTTCTAGCTCTTCATCTCTGTATATTTTCTTTTTCTGTCCGTGTAAAACAGGTAGCTCTTCAATAGGAGATAAAGAAACATCAATAATACTCATACTATCATCTTTTAGTCTTATTAACTGAACACCTTTACCTTTATCCAATTGTTTAACTTCTTTAACGTCAAAGCTCAATAATCTATAATCAGAAGATAGAATATTCAATCTCTCTCCTTGATCTGGGTTTATTTCAAGAGCTTTAAAGATTGTTGTGTTTTTGTTAGGTAAAGACATAAAGTGCTTACCAGCTTTATTCTTAGAAACTAAGTTTTCAGCATGAGAAACAAAACCATAGCTATCACTATTAGAGAAAACATAAAGTTTATCTTTGTTTCCGACCATTACATCAACAACATTTGCATCACCACAGTCAACTAAACTCTTAATATGAACGAAATTATTTTTACCATTAGGCACTTCTGTTGGTCTAATACTATATCCACGACCATTTGTAGCTAAGAATGCAATTTGTTCAGTCGTTTTCATTTCAAGAATCTTTTCTGGCTCGTCATTATCTTTAAATGAAACAGTGCTAGTATCAACATTATGACCTTTTCTCATTGTTAACCAACCTTGCTTAGTATAAATAACAGTAACAGGTTCTTCAACAATAGCGTCAGTAGATTTAGCAACTGCTTCTGTTGCTTCTTCAAGAAGAGTTCTTCTTTCATCTTCATACTTAACTGTTGTTTCTTCAATTTCTTTTTTCATTAAACTAATAAATCTAGCTTCTGAATTAAGAAGTCTTAAATATTTTTCTTCTTCTTTTTTAAGTTTGTCATATTCTTTTTGAAGTTTATCTTTTTCTAGTTTAGCTAATTGACGAAGTTTTATTTCTAAAATATCTTCTGCTTGTTGTTCTGATAAATCAAAGAATTCCATAAGTTCTTCTTTTGGTTCTTCACTCTCTTTAATAATATCAATAGCTTTATCAAGATTTTCATAAACTTTTAAACGACCTTCTAAGATATGAAGTCTTTTTTGCACTTTTGCAAGATGGAATTCAAGTCTTCTTCTTAAAACTTCTTTTCTGTAATCAACCCATTCTTCAATGTATTCTTTTATGTTTGTTCTTTTAGGTGTTTTATTAATATCAACCATAGTTAAATTAATGCCAAAGCTTTCTTCTAGACCAATTCTAGAATATAAAAGATTCATAAATTCTTCTGGATCTTGTTTGCTAGATTTCGGTTCTAAAATAAGTCTTAAGCCACTAGAATCAGAATCATTTTCTGCTTTTGCAAGTATGCTTGTTAAAAACTGTTTATCTTTTAAGACACTCGCTTTTAAAGGTTTATTTTTACCTTTTGAGTCTTTTTGAACAGGTGGATTTGTTATTTTATCAATAGCTTGTAAAACTTTAGTTATGTTAGAATCGGGCGGAAGTTCTGTAACAACTACTCTCCATTGACCTCTTGCCAATTTTTCAACATTCCAACGACAACGGATCTTAATAATACCTTGACCTTTTTCATAAGCCTCTAGTATTTTTTCACGAGAAGTGATTACTTGACCACCTGTTGCAAAGTCGGGACCTTTTAGGATTTCCATAATTTCAGGAACAGTAATATCTTTATTATCGATATAAGCCAATGTAGCGTCTGTTAGTTCTCTAATATTGTGAGAAGGAATTTTTGTCGCCATACCTACTGCAATACCAAAAGAACCATTTAGTAATAAGTTGTTTAATTTTGAAGGAAGTAGTTTAACTTCGCTCATTGTGCCATCAAAGTTAGGAACAAAATCACAAGTGCCTTCTCTCATTTCATCCAATAAAACATCTTCTGCAAATGGCGTTATTCCTGCCTCAGTATAACGCATGGCAGCCGCACCATCCCCATCACGAGAACCAAAGTTACCCTGTGAAGCAACTAATGGGTATCTCATTTTCCATTCTTGCGCTAATGCAACCATAGCATTATAAACAGAAGCATCACCGTGTGGGTGATATTTACCAATTACGTCACCGACGATACGTGCCGATTTTTTTGGTTTTTCTTTTGATTTAATTCCTAATCCAGTCATAGCGTAAAGGATACGTCTATGAACTGGTTTTAGACCGTCATGCACATAAGGCAATGCACGGTCAGCAACTACCGCAACGGCATACTCAATGTATTTCTGAGTTGAGTAATCCGCTACGTCTATAAATACGTCATCTATTTTCATTTTTTCTCCTACTAAATTCTCTACTATTAATCAAAATCCGCTTCAAAATCACCGTACTTCATAATAAGTTCAGCACGTTGTTCTGCTTTTTTCTTCATCATAAGGTTGTCCATTGCTTTCAAAGTAGAGTCCCAATCATTGACTTCAAGAGTTTCAATTCTTCGGGTGTCCTTACACAATGAAGTTTCATACAACTGTTCTGGGTTCATTTCACCCAATCCTTTGAATCGAAGCATTGAAATATCTTTTTCAAGATCCACACCTTGTTTTTTAAGTTTTTTCATCGCTGATTCTTTTTCTTCTTCGTCTAAAACATAAATAGTTTTATTACGATCCTCTTTCTTTCTTTTGTTTTTGTAAGTCACATCAATACGATAAAGTGGTGGTTGAATAACTTTAATATAACCTTTCTCTATCAATTGTGGAAAATGTTTCATAAATAATGAAATCAATAAAACCTGAATGTGGAATCCATCTTTATCCGCATCCGAAAGAATAGAAATTGTGTGATATCGTAATTTACTCCAATCTACGTCATCGTGTCTTCCATGCGGGTCAACACCAATTGCAATACTAAGATCATTAATTACTAAGTTTCCAAATATTTTATCTGATTCTAGTTCCCAAGTGTTTAATGGCTTACCTTTAAGAGCCATAAGTGCTTGTGTTTCACGGTCACGACCTTGTTTAGCAGAGCCACCTGCCGAGTCCCCTTCCACAATAAGAAGTTCTGAAAGTGCAGGATCTTTTGTTTTACACTCTGTTAATTTATCAGGTAACTTTACAACTGAGCCAGTTTGTCTCTTTTCAATTTTTAAACTTTTCTTAGAACGTGCTTTTGCTTGTTCGATAACTAATTCTGCAAGAACCTTACCAGCTTCAATATTAGAGTTCAACCAGTTTTCAAAATTATCACGAACTAAGCCACTAAACATATTAATAACATATCTATTATTTAACTTATCTTTTGTTTGTCCTTGAAATTCAGGGTCAATAATTTTAGCGGATAAGATAAATGCAGCTTTACCCCAAATATCATCAGCAACTAATTTTACATTTTTAGGAATCAAACCATGCATTGTTGCAAATGATTTTAGTGCTTCATATAATCCATTTCTAAAACCCGCAACATGTGTTCCATCACTTGGGGTAGGAATCAAGTTTACAAAACTCTTTTTAAAACTACGTTCTTGTGTCCAAACAATAGAAAACTCTAATCCTTCACCAACCATATCACTGTAATTATCACTATCTTCACCAACATAATTTTCATTAGTATATATAGGAGTGACCATATCTTCTGAATCTAATTGTTCAGCAAGGTAATCAGAAATACCATTGTTGTAGTGCCATTCTTTTGTTTCCATTTCACCATTTTCTAGTTCACGATTAAAAACCAAATGTAAACCAGACATTAATACAGCTTTCTCTTGCATTAATTTCATAAATTCTTTGTAATCAAATTCTGGTTCAGCAAAGTATTTTGCTGTCGGATAAACAGTAACTTTTGTTCCCGATTCGTCTTTAAGGCAAGAACCCACTTTTTGAACAGGCTGAGTAACAAATCCTTCTTCAAAAACAATTTGTCTAACTTCTTTGTGACCTTTATTTTTAACTTCTACAATTAATTTATCTGATAATGCATTTGTCACAGAGACACCAACACCGTGCAGACCGCCTGACATACCATAGTTTTCACTGTTAAATTTTCCACCTGCGTGTAGTTTTGTAAAAACAAGTTCGACTGCTGGAATTCCTGTTTTTTCATGTATATCTGTTGGGATACCACGCCCATCATCTTGTATTTGAACACTGCCGTCTAATCGATATGTGACAGAAACTTTTGTTGCATGACCTGCCAATGCTTCGTCAAGAGAGTTATCTAAAACTTCTTCAATTATATGATTAGGATTGTCAGTATTGGTATACATCCCTGGTCTCTTTTTGACAGGGTCAAGACCCTCAAGAACGTCAATACTCTGGGAGTTATATTCTTTCTCACTCATTGTTATATTATTTCCTTATTACTTTTTACTATTGTGCGCTACTATATTCTTATTGACTTTTGACAATAATTCAAGTATTTTATACAAATATTTTTTAATTTCAAGAATTATTTTAACACAAGAGGGAAAAATGTCTAATTTTAAAGAGCAAGGAAACGAAAAAAGCCTTAAAAACGAAGAAAATGCAAGTAATAAATTGCGCCCTTTGACCTTTGAACACTATATTGGTCAAGATCATATAAAAGAAGAGCTTCAAGTTGCAATAAAAGCTTCAAAAATGAAGGACGAACAGCTTAGTCATATGTTGTTTTTTGGAGCACCCGGTCTTGGTAAAACAACCATAGCAAAAATCATAGCAAATGCAAAAGAAGCAAATTTACATATTACTTCTGCACCAATTATTGAAAGACCAGCAGATTTGGCAGCAACGTTAATGAGTTTGGAAGAAGGAGATATTTTATTTATAGATGAAATTCACGCATTGAAAACAAAAATAGAAGAATCTCTTTACTCTGTAATGGAAGATTTTACCCTCGATATAAACATAGATAATGGTGGTGGCACAAAATTAATACATTTACCGATTAAAAAGTTTACATTAATAGCAGCAACAACACGACCAGGTAGTATTTCTCAGCCGCTAAGAGATAGATTTAATGTAACCCACCAATTAAAATTCTATACAAATGAAGAACTTGCTCAAATGCTTTCAAGATCGGCAGATATATTAGAAGTCAATTTAGATTTTGAAGCAGCAATGGAAATTGCAAAGAGGTCAAGAAGCACAGCACGTATTGCAAACAACCTTCTTGGAAGATTACGCCCTTATGCATTGGTAAATAATGAAGCAAAAATAGATAAGGATTTTGCAATAGAAACTTTAGATAAACTATTAATAGATAAGTTGGGTTTAAATGAAATGGACAGAAAAATGTTACATTGTATGCATTATGGTTTTAAAGACAAAGCAGTTGGACTTAAAGCAATTTCTCCATATATATCAGAGGAAGAAAAAACAATTGAATATGTAATAGAACCATTCCTTATTAAAAAAGGTTTACTATCAAAAACAAAAGGTGGTAGAAAATTAACAGAAAAAGGTATTACCTATATAAAAGAAAATATTCCAGAAGAAGATTATTAAAAAAGAAGGCTTTGCCTTCTTTTTTATTATTAAATTTAAAATATAAAAAAAAGCTGCAATGCAGCTTTTAATTTTTAGTAAGGAATATCCTCTTCTTCTTCAGCATCTTCTGTTACTTGTGAAATGGTTCCTGAATCTACGTCATAATCGTCAGCTTCAACAATTTTCATGTTTCTTGGAATCCATACTGCGTCAATTTCACCAAGTGGTCCGTGACGGTTTTTAAGTAATAAGATTTCCATTTCAGCAACAGCATTTACGTCCATACCGTCCATATTCTCACGGAAAGGACAAATAACCAAATCGGCTTCTTGCTCGATCATACCTGAGTCTTTAAGATCAGAAAGCATAGGGCGACCACCAGAGGCTTCGTTCTTTTCAGCACCACGACTTATCTGTGCAAGACCAACTACTGCAATATCTAATTCACGTGCAATCTCTTTTGCTTCCATTGCGATCATACCGATTCTTTCACTACGTGGCATTTTATCAGCCCCAGGTGCTTTATATGTAAGACGTTGAATATAGTCAATGTATAATACTTGTATATCGTATTTTTCTTTCCAAATTTTAGCTTTTTCTTTTACTTCTTGAATTGAAATACCAGGTTTATCATCGATATAGATAAAAGTATCTTTTTTCATTTTCTCAGAAGATTCTCTAAGAGATTGAAGTTCATCTGGCAACAACTTCTTTGGGTTACGAATTTTTTGTGCGTTAACTCCACTATCAAGAGATAATAAACGTAAAGCTAACTGTTCACTTGGCATCTCAGAACTAATAAATCCACAAGGAACCTTACCATTATATGCAAAGTTTATTGCAGTTGCAGTTTTACCTTGACCAGGACGAGCTGCAAGAATAATTAAGTCACTTTTTTGTAGCCCACCTGTTGTATCGTCTAGTGTTTCAATACCAGTAGGGATACCAGAGTGTTCACCATCAGAATCACGTTTTTCATCAATATTAAAAATTGCAGAATTTAATGCATCTTCTAACGTGTCATATCCACTATCTTCAAACAATTCAATAGAATTAAGTTCTGTTGCAGCTTGTTTTAGGTAACTCAGATCACCATTTTTAATTTTATCTCTAATGGCTTCTGCTATTTTATTTGCTTTAATTCCAATATTTTGTTCTTTTAAGATGCTTAAATAGTTTTGTAAATGGTTTGTTTTTCCTTTACTTATTTTAACAAGGTTAGGAATAATTTCGTCTTCCCATTTTGAATTGTTTCTTCTTTTGCTCAAAAGCGCACCAACCGCACCTGAGTCAAAGACACCTTCTTCTGATTGACTACTAAAATGTTCTATACCTTGATAAACTTCCTTCAGTCTTAATGTACTAAATAAATGCTCATTAACACCTTCTGGCACTTTTTGATTATTAAGAATTATACTTAATATTTTTTCTTCGATTTTTTCTATTTCATTTACATTTATCTTTGATTTACTTTCTTCTTTCTTTTCTTGTTTTCTTTCTTGTTCTTCAATCATTTGATCAAGTTCATCAACTTCATCATCAAATTCAATATCGTCAAGTTCGTTATCTTTTTTGTAATCGCCTAATTTTCCCATATTAACAACAGCTCCTTTGCAATTTTTTATTTGTTATTTGTTTTTAATTTTTTAAGTTTTGGAAGTTTTTGTGCATCTCTTATGCGCTTCTTCTCTTTGATATAATCTTTTCCATTTTGTGCATCGTCACAATAAAGAATAAATTTCTTTAAATTGGGAGCACTTTGAAAATTAGGATCTTGCAACATTAAATCTAATCCTTTTGCTATATCTTCTTTTTTAAAAACTAATAAAGCATTGAGCCATATTTCTTTTGCATATGGGTTGTCAAATTGATCAGCAAAGTTCCTGCCATACATACCAATTAACATTTTAAAAAGTGTGTTAATTAATTTAATACGCTCTTTTGGATCTTCATTCATTAGATCCGCATTACTATTTTCTACTCTGTTTTGAACAAACTTGTTAAAAAAGTCTTGATCTATATTATCCATAACCTTTTCCTTTATTTATTTAGATTCTTCTTTATTTTCTTTTAAGATTCTCATATATAGGGGAAGACTTGAATCTTCTTCCTTTTTAGTATCTACTACTTCGTCTTCTACTATTTCTTCAAATTCTGCTTCTACTATTATTTCTTCATTATTTTCTTCAACAATAATATCATCTTCAAAATAAAAATTTTCATTTTCAAATCCAAGATAAATTAATGAAGCTTTCGCTAGACCTAGAGAATCAAAGTTATCAGATGTATAAGAAGTAGACTTATTTTCAAGAGATAAAGTTTCATTTTTAGACTTGTTTTCGATGTTTAATTGCTCTCCTCTCATTGTGTTTTCCAAATGAGACAATCTATTTTCAGCCCAACTATCATCTTGAAGTCGGTCTTCTATTTTAACTGGTTTTGAATCATTTTCAAGTTTTACTTTTTCTTCTAAACTTAAACCTTCTGACTCCTTGATAAATCCTTCGGTATATTCAGCATTTCTAAATATCAATTCTAATGAATTATATTCTTTTTGTCTTGGGTTATGTCCCATATTCCAAGGATTTTTGCTACAACCAGAAATAGCCATACAACACTCTTCTTCTGTATAACTTTGAAGAGCGGTGTTTATATTTTTTCTTCTTTCTTTATCTAGTTTTGTTCTGCTACTTTTATTCATTGTAGTGCGCCAGTATTCAAAAATTCTTTGAATAGAAGCTTCTCGTGCATCAGCAATCTTAATATCTTCTTTTTTATTTTTTTTCTTTTTCTTTTCGGATTTTAGATAAAACTTCTTATCTAAAATATAAAAAACGTGCATACCGTCAGAATCAACGTCAGAACTAAAGAATCCTTCAATGGGTTTTGTTTTATCGATTTCACCCATTAGTTTTCTTTTAGTAATATACATTTGATCACAAGTATCGTCGATATCTATCGTATCAGAATCGTGTGTTAGTAAATACACACATATTTTTAAGATATTTAAAGGAATGTCTTTGTTTAATATTTCCTTTGAAAAGTTTTCTATTGACATCTTTAAAAAATACCTCCTTTGTAATTTTGGATGATTATATTGATAAAAAAAGATATAGTCAAACACTTTTTTTATTATTTTGCTTAACTATATCTTTTATTTTATTATCTTTTAAATTTATTGTTATATGCTAATACCATTTGTTAGTTTTTGAACGATAGAAGAAAAATTATCACTAAAACTATCATCTTCACTATCAGGTAAATCTTCAATATTAATGGTTCCATTCTGAACGGCTTCATGGACAGACAATATGATAGAATCAAGCAAGTCACCTGTTTCCATATCAATTTCTTCTTCCATCTCGTCACCTTCACCACCGTCAAGCATCAAACTTGAAGTAACACTTTTACGAGAAAGCATGTTCCATAAATATCCATCAATTGTATTGTTTGCAACCATATAATAACAAGTTACCAATTCTTTTTGACCATTACGGTGAGCACGACATTCTGCTTGTTGTGCTAATGCAGGAGTCCACGGAAACTCACCCATAACAACTTCAGAAGCAGCAGTTAGAGTAAGACCAACAGAAGCAGCTACTATTGACAATACCGCAACACGGATTTCTGGATCTTTCTGGAATGATTCAGTGTTTTCAAATCGTTTCTCTTTACTGGTAGAACCATCAATCTTCATATACTTAATTTTCTTTTTCTCCAATGTTTCAGAGATCCCGTTTAAGAAATCTTTATGATGTCCAAAAATAATAAATTTGGCGTCACTATCATCTAATTTTTGAGAAACCCAATCACATATATTATTGATTTTAGCCATACCTGTCATTTTGTATGCTTTAAACATGTCGTCCTCTGCACCTTCCGCAGTAGATTCAGCAAGAAAGACTTTTTTAAGCTCTCTTAAATTATTTTTATAATTCTTATAATTTTTAAGAACTCTATATGTGATGTTTTGAGTAACCATATCAACACTTGCACGATCTTCGTCATCAAGTTCTAAATACTGAGTGACACGTCTTTTATCAGGTAATTGGTCAAGAACACCGCCATCTGTTTTTAATCTTCGAATCATTACTTCATCTCTAATTAAATCGTGGAATTCTTCTACACGAGCAGCACCATTAGCTTGGTAAATATGTCGTTTACCCATTTTTACAACCTTACCTTCACAGTATTTAGCTTCAAACTCTTGTTGATTTTTCCATTCTGGATGAAATGGATTTACTGCATTCAGTAATGACCAAGCCTCTTTTGGTCTACTTAAAAAAGGCGTACCTGTTATTACAGCAAGTCTTTTAACTACATGACAAATTCGCATTAATGCTTCTGTTCTTTTTGCTTCTGGATTTTTCATGTTATGTGCTTCATCTATAAGTAAAACACCTTTAATACCAAGATAATCTTTAATCGATTGTTCTTGTTTAATAGTATAATCATAACTGGCAATAGTAATTTTTCTTGAAGGTTTTTGCGTTCCTTTTTTAATTACACGAATATCTTCGTCTTTAATATCAGGAAGCCATTGCATAATTTCTTTTTTCCAGTTAAGAAGTAGAGAAGCTGGTGCAATGACAACCAAAGGCCAATCGTTTTGATAATGTCTTGCCATAGCAATACCTTGTGGAGTTTTACCTAACCCCATATCATCACCTAATAAAACACGACCATTTTTCATAACCATATATTTCAAACCTGCTCTCTGATAAGGATAAAGATCGAATCCTTCTCTAAGATTTAAATATTTGGTATCATATTCAGCGTCAACAGCATACGAAGGGTCTGCTGCTTTCTTTCTTTTACGTTCTTCGATTTCTTCTGCAGTCTTTCCTCTTCTGGATAATCCAAAATCAACTTGCATTTGTTTATCTATTTCAAGTGCAATACCTGCTTCTTTAGTCCATAAAACTAACTGATAACTCCAATTTCTTGGAATTACCCAACATTTCATTTCTCCGTTGAACCAAGCACCTGGCACTTTTTTCACTGTGTCTTTAACTCTATCATTAAATTGAAAATCACAACGGGTGTGATTTTCATTTAAATAAGATAACTTCAATTTTTCCATTAATTAAAATCCGTCTGGTTTGCCGTTAACTTCTTTCTTTATTGTTTTGCATTTAGGATATGCATTACATCCAAAGAACTTTCCATTCTTACCTGATTTTTCTACCAAATACCCGTCTTTACAATTAGGACACTTAAAATCAGACTTTTGAATCGGATTAATAGGTTCTATTTTGTCACCGCCCTTGTCTTTGAAATTCTTCTTACAACCTGAACAGTTCCAGTAAATACCATATTGTCCTTTTTTCCTGATTAAATCTTCTTTCTTACAAGAGAAACATTTGAATTTAGTATCACCTTGTTCTATGCCGCCAGTATCCTCGGCAGGGTTAATTGGTGATATTGTTTCTTCATTATCCTTAAAGTTCTTTTTACAAGGTTCACAATTCCAGTAATAACCATACTTACCTTTTTTCCTTGTTAGTTTATTCTTATTACAAGAAAAACAAGTATGTTCTTCTGTACCTTGATCAACTTCTTCTGGTATATATATCACAGGAGTAAAATCATTATCCATATAAATTTGCTTACATTCAGAATTCTGACAACGCCAGTAATAAGTATTTTTTTTACTAATATTCCTATGCAGTTTACCTGTATTACAAACTTCACACGTATGTTCTACGTCACCTTGGTCAACTTCTTTAGGGAATAAAGGTTTACCACGATTGTCCTGATAAAACTTACCGCAAGTATCACGGTTCATACAAACCCAGAACTTTTTCTTTGTTGTTTTTGATTTACCACTCCTTAAACCACCATTACAAAGTGGACAAGTGTAAGTGACACCAACAGCGTTTTTAAGAGTACATTTACCAGCTTTAATGTCCTCAATCATTTTAGACAATAATTCTTCTTGACCAGAGACAAACTCTTCTGACTTTAACTTTCCTTCTGCAATAGCTTCAAGTTTTGATTCCCAAAAAGCGGTCATAGCAATACTCTTTGTTTCTTCTGGAGCGTATTCTACTAATGCACGACCTTTTTCACTAGATATAATTTGTTTCTTTGAAGCGTTAATGTAGTTACGTTTCTTTAATGTTTCTAGAACTTCTGGTCTTGTAGCAACAGTACCAATACCCTCCGTACCTTTAAGCATTTTTTTATCTTCTGCTTTTTCAACAAACTTAGCTGCGTTTTTCATTGCGTCAAGCAATGTACCTTCGGTATATCTTGCAGGTGGTTTAGTTTTCTTGCTTTCAAGCTTAGGTTTGGCGTCTGGAAGTTCATCACCTTTATCAACAACAGGTAATTCTTTTGATTCACCTTTTTTACCGATAACTTCTTTCCAACCCGCAGAAACAGGCATTGTGCCACTTGCTTTAAACCTTTCACCTTCACACATGATTTCAATTTTAGTGCTATCAACCTCTGCCTTTGGGTAAAACTGAGCAAGATATCTACGACGAATTAATTCATAAACCTTTCTTTCACGTTCATTTAATTTATCCATATCAAATTTTGCAATATTAGGCACAATAGCGTGGTGGGCAGAAACCTTCTTGCTATTCCAAGCACGACTTTTAATACTTCTATCTGCACGAGAGATAAGGTCTTGTATTTCAGAATTATCAGGGTCAGCAGTCGTCATACTTTCAAATGTTTTATCAATTCTAGAACGCTGTTCTTCATTGATATATTCACAATCGGTTCTTGGATAAGTTGTTGCTTTATGAGTTTCATAAAGTGCTTGTGCAGTTTGTAGAACTTCTGCAGCAGACATGCCAAATTTACTATTACATTCTTTTGACAAACTATCCAATGAAAATAGAAGTGGATGGTCTTCCTGTTTTCTTTTCTTTTCACTGACAGTTACTGTACCAGTTTGACCTTTAACCTTATCAAAGATCTCTTTGACTTTATCTTTATCCAAACATTTCTTTTCTTCTGGATCTAAAAGCTCTTTTGGAACGTCCCAAGCTGTTTTTAATTCTTCACCTTTCTTAGTTGTGAAGAAACAAGACATTTCAAAATAATCTTTTGGTTTAAAGTTTTCAATTTCAAGATCTCTGTTAACAATAAGAGCAAGTGTGGCTGTTTGAACACGACCAAGGGAGAACATGCCTTCAATAAAAGGTCTGTTTACAACTGTCATACCACGAGTAAGGTTCATACCATACATCCAGTCAGCTTTCTGTCGAGTAACAGCAGCTAAATAAAGATCATATGTTAGATTAGCATTTTTAGCAGATTTAATTGCAGCACGAAGAGTCTCTTCATCTTGCGCACCTGCCCAAACTCTAAATCTATTTCCTTTATATTCCATTCTTTCAAGTAGAGAAACGACAATCATTTCTCCTTCTCTATCCGCATCCGAGGCGATATAAACGTCATTAGTTTTACCAACAAGACCTTTTATTATTTTGTATTGTTTCTTTTTATCGCTTGTTATTACGTAATCCCATTTTTCCTTTGGTAAAATAGGTAAAGTATCTAAAGACCAAGTTTTATATTCTTCACCATAATCCTCTGGGTTTAGTGGAGATAATAGGTGTCCGAAACACCAAGTAACAATGTCTCCATTATTACATTCAATGTAGCCGTCTTTTGCACCAGTTTTGGAATGCCCAAGAGCTTTAGCGTAATCCCTCCCCTGTGACGGTTTCTCACATATAAATAACCTCATACTACTCCTTTAAGTATTTTCTTCCTGTAAAATCGAAAACAATCTATCAAACTAATTTTTTAAAATCAAGTTTTTTTTCAATCTTACCTATATTTTTATTATTTTTTAATAGTTAACTTTCTAATATTAACATATATTTTTTTTATTTCCATTTTTTAAAGCAATTAATTGACTTAAAAGCAATATAAAGTAATCTGAAATATAAACAAAAAATTAAGGAGTAAAAGTACCATGAGTGAATTATTTTCTTTACTTATAGAAAATATGAGAACAAATCCTATTCTCGCTTATACATTAGTAATTATATATGGCTGTTTCGTAGGCAGTTTTTTAAATGTAGTTATTTATAGATTACCTATAATGATGACACTTGAATATTTAGGTATAGTAAAAGAAATGACAGAATTACCAGATGATGTAATAACTTCAAAAATGACGAAAGAAGAAAAAAAAGAATATAGTGAAGTGTTGGCAAATAAAGGCATGAATTTAGCTTTACCATCTTCACGTTGTGGTAGTTGTGGTCATAATATTGCAATTTGGCATAACATTCCAGTGTTAAGTTATATTCTTTTAGGTGGTAAATGTGCTTATTGTAAAACTTCATATTCGCCACAATATCTTATCATTGAATTATTAATAGGTGCATTTTGGGCTTATAGTTATTATATGTTTGGATTAACAATAGACTTCTTGTTTTTCACATTAATGTTTACTGCATTAATAGCATCTGCTGCGATAGACATGAAGCACCGAATTCTACCAGATAGTATTACGCTTGGAAGCTTGTTCTTGGGTTTATATTATAATACTAACATTGAAAATCAAATTGTTCCGATTAATGAAGCTGTATTGGGAGCAATACTTGGTTATTTAATTATTTATGGTTTCGTAAAAGGTTATGAAAAGCTGAGAGGTATTGATATCGCAATGGGCGAAGGAGATATAAAACTATATGCTATGGTCGGTGCTTGGATAGGCTATCAAGATTTAGTATTTTTAGTAGTAGTATCAACAGTAATCGGTGTGCTACAATTTATAGCATTAATACCTTTTAAGAAAAAATTAAAAGAATATCAACTCCCGTTCGGTCCTGCGATAATATTATCATTCTTTTTATTTATATATTATCCAGATTTAATAAAATTAATATTTTAAGAAAAAAGAAAAGAACAGACAAGCTGTTCTTTTTTTTGAATTTAATCTTAAAAAGCAACCAAATAAAAATAAAAAGGAAACGAATTGTTTCATGATAAGGCTACGAAGAGAAACCCTTAATAAAAAATAAAAAAAATAAATATTTTAAATAAAGTCAATTAAAAAAAATCAAATTGCCTATTGATAATTTTTAAATTCTCTGTTAGGTTATTCTTCACCTAAAAAACTAAAATAAATAAAATAAAAAAATGGAGTAATAAAAATTGCATAAAGGAAAGCAATATTCTTTTTGGCACAAGTTACCGTGCAACAAAGAAACAATCACGACTTTAATTCCGAGAAACATATTAAAGAAAAAATCATTCCTTGACGAATACAATGTAAAAATAAATTTTTCAATTCTAATGTTTCTTGTAAACAAATTGGTTAATTCAAATAAAAAAGAAAACCTAAATCCAATAATAGAAGTAAAAAGATCAACATTAAGAAATTTCATTGGAAAAAAAATACATTCACAATCAAAAAATCTACTTGATGAACAAGTGGATCTTTTTTTAGAAAAATTATCGACAGCAAAAACAAATACACTTTACTTTGAAAAGAAAACAAAAGAATTAGTCCTTTTCTCTTTTAAAGATTCTTTCTTTCATGAGTTAAAAAAAGGAAATACAGTTTCCTTTAATTTGTTAGACTTTACTTCTATTCGTGGAGAAAAGGCTAAGAAACTATTTCTGAATGTCCTTAATTTTGATATGCGCTTGGAAAATAGATATATGAAACTATCTAATCTTGTAAATTTACTATCTTTAGAATTTAAAAATAGAAAACTGAATATACAGTTTATAAAAAGGGCGTTAATGTCGCTATCAAGGAAAGGATTTATAAAGTTTTTAAGTTATGATGTGAAAAGTAATATTTCGTCGTATTCTTTTAATTATAAATTATCTAGTTTATTACAAAAATAAAGAAGAACTGTAATGCTCTTCTTTGTTTAATGATAATGTTATTATTCCATAACACTAAGTTTTTCTTTAACAGATAAAAGCTTTTCCATGCTTTTATATTTTGGATCATTTTGATATATAAACGTTAATTCTTTTAGTGATTTCAAATGATCTTTTTTACCTAGTGTTTCAAATATCTTAATAGCCTTTTCAACGTTAAAAACAGATTTTTCGTAAAGACCTACTAAATATCCAGCATCATCAATGCCATTTTTATAAGCTAAATGAAGCCACTTAAGCCCTAATCCAGAGTCTTTCATATAAACATGACCTTGTGCGCCTATGACACCATGAAGGTATGTTTTTCCTATAAGGTATTGAGATTCAGGATCTCCTTTTTTGGCTTTTGCTTCTAAATTGTTAATGGCACGAGCTGGTTTACCTTGATATAAAAGGACTTCATTGAACTGAATGGAAGATTTATCTTTTAGCATTGATTTTGTTTTTTGATCTTTGATTGCTCTTTGAGTGAATAATTTATTAGAAAGTTGTTTTAAAGTTATTTTTATGTTGTAAACAATTCTTTCAATAGAGGCTAATTCTCCTTCTAATATTTCAAGAGTTTCAACGTCTAAATCTTCAGCATTATTTATAGCAACGTCAAGTTCTTTAATTAAATCGTTATATTGTTTTCTGTTTTTTTCTAATTCTCTTAATGGTGATTTCATTAGCTAACCTCATCATCGTTTTCATCTTGTTTAAGTTTTAGTGAAGGTCTGTTTCCACTACCCATTTTATTTGAAGCTCGACGTTTATTTTCATTGTTTTGTTTCAAACTTATTTCTGGTTCTGGTTTAACATCCAATGGATTTTCTGTTCTGTATTCTTTTACTTTTGAAAAAGAACTATCTAAAATGTCTAGAACAGTAGAATTAACTTGAAAATCCTCAATGGCTTCAATAAGTTCTTCTACCTCTGAAACTTTCATTTTACCTAAGATATTCCCAGACAATATTGTTTCTTTTAAGCTTTCAACATTTTCTGCTACTTGCTCAAGTTCGTTTTTAAGGGTTCCATTGCCTACTCTACCCATTATATTTTTAGTATTACTCATTTATATATTCCTTGTAAGCTTATTTACTGAACAAATCTTTTCTCAAATCATTTTTTCGTTCTTCACTTAAATCTTCTCTAAGTTTAGGGTATAAACATAGATTTCCTTCAAATAAGTTTTCAAAATGTTTCTTTATATCTATTACTTCACCTTCTTTATAAGGTGCTAGTTCTTTTCTCCACATTTTAACCAATGGATCTAACATAACTTGGTTTTTAGGGTTTGGCATAAGAACTTTTTCGACAATATCCAACCCAACACATCCAGCAACTGCACGAGAGAATGCCGAGTTTTCGATATTAAAATCAGGATTAGCCTTAACGACAGCAAAACATAAAGATTTTGTTTTCTTTTCTAGTTGTATAGGGAAAAATGTTTCAAAATCAGGATCTAGACCTATGTTTTTATAGTGCATATCTATCATACTAAATAGAATAGGTGATAATGTATCTACATCTAATAAAGAATCTAGGTCAAGTTCATGTCCTGCTAAGAAAAATCCTTGGCTATCTTTTTGATAACCTAAGCCACGAGAAATAATCTTCAACATATGCATCGATTTTTCTATTTTTTTGTCTTCTTCATTCATTTTTTAAATTCCTTGTTAATTATCATTTAATTAAATTGTAATTTTCATTGATAATATTATTTAACTTTTCTTTCTCTTATAAAAATATATTAATATCTGGTTTATCAATGTAAATAGTATTTTTATAATTTATTTAAAAATCCATTTCTTAAAATAGAACTACTGCCTACACAGGCAGGTAGTTTCTAATGTTTATTTTCAAACTTAAAATCGATATTAATCGTCAACGTCATCTAAAATAATATCGTTAATAATATCATTCAACATTTCTTTGTTATTTTCACGTTTGTTAAGTTTAACTTGACTCGCATAAGCAGTAGAACGAGCAATTTCCAAAATAACTTTTTCTGTAGACATTGTAGCACAATCATCACTTTGACGGAAATCTTCGTCATCTGTTTCTAGTCCACGTTGAGAGAAATCGTTTGTTAAATCTTTTTCAACTTTTGTTAATCCACTTTGGACACTTTGAATATCAAATTCCATAATCTTAAATGGATTGTATTTTTCACTTGATAAATTACCTTCTTGTTCTTGGTGCGCTTTTTGTAAATAAGCACGTAGATTATCAAGTCTTTTATGTTTATTTGTAATTTGACGATCAGACATCGTTTCTTTTGCGCTGCCACTAACTTTTTCACGAATACTAGGTGTATCTTCTTCGTCATCTAAATCAATAGATTGATCAAAGATTGGTTCGTCATTAAAGTCTTCACTTTTAGTTGTGCTAACATAAACATTATCATCTTTGTCATCATAACTATTTTCTTCTTTATGTATTTTATCAATCGCTTCTCTATCTTCAGTTATTTGAGCGTCAAGAAGATTCTGTCTTCTCATATGACTATATAGAGCTAACATAGCTTTTGTTTGTGGGTTTTTAAATTTAGCAACTTCCTTTTTAGTGCTCTTATTAATTGCAGATAAACCACCATTAACAATATTTAAATCTTCACTAATACTGTCTTTTATGAACGAGTTCACATCTTGTTTACGTTCTTTTGATTCAGGTGTTAAAAAGTCTTGATATGTTCTATTAATTCTGTTATAACCTAATGTAAGTCTTCTAACGACAGAATATTCTGGCATTGGAACACGTAAAAATTTGTTAATACGTTGGTTATCAACTTGTTCTGGGTTAGCATAAAACATTTTCGCACGAACGAATGTATCACCGAAAAGAATATGTGCTTCACCAGCAACTTGGTCTTTAAGATCACGACCAACAATACGAGCTTTAGAAGTAACGTTAGCTTGACCAGAGTCACGGTAGCCACCTAATGTAGATTCTTTATCTAATTGAGTGCCACTACCAACGTTAACACTTGCTTCACCTGCCGCCTTCGTGAAAATCTCTAGCGTCTCGGTCGGGTCCTCTAATTTCATACAAATTTTTACCGCACAGTTAGCTACTATAGAAGCGGCCTCTTCGGCACTACCCTTCTTAAAGGCTTGATAATCCTGACCTGCGAAGATCATTGCGAATCCCAGGGAACGTGCCTGGGCTGGCATCACGGCCGCCCCCTCAACTGCGTAGTAGCCATATTCATCAAATACGGTTACATAAGGGCTAGGAGCGTTTGTAGGCTTTGCCTCAACAACGTCTTTTCTACTACCTTCAACTTTTGAACCAAGTGCTTGTGCCATCATTGCTCTAACAGAAGATACAATGATTTTACCTAAGTTCCCTAATGACTGAGTAGACTTCTCAAGAGCCGGGAGTAGAACAACCAAAATTCTTCTGTTTACAACAACGTCAAAGAAGTCAACCTCGGCCAATTGAGTTTTCATGATGTGACCATAAGTATCTGATAACAAACCAAAAGCTTCGGTGTATTGCATCGTAATGAAACCATGCTGTTCAAATACACCGTAGTCTTGTTCTATCTTTTCATTTGGTTTTGCTGGATCTGGTTTCACATAACCAGGCAAGTTCCAAACATAATCTTGCAAACCATCTTTGTGAACATCAAGAACATCTTCTCTTGCAATTAGCTCTTCTAATTTTTCCAATGAAAAGTGTTTACGTATAGTATTTACGTCAAGCATTATCTTTCTTTCGTTACGAAGTGCAACAAGAACACGCATTAATGCCGCCATGAAAATTGCCGCACGGCCTTTCCACATTCCGTCACCGCCACCAGATGGTAAAAGAGAAACGATAAGTTCGGTAAGTGCATCGGCTGAACCACTGGAAAATGGGTTCATTGTATTTGATAACCTATCAAATGTTTTCTTGGTTGTATCAACAGTACCTGTCATATAGTTTATAAGTAGTAAATCGTCTTCTCTACCCATACGCCTAACCATAGAAAAAACCTTTAAAAACAGAGAGTTGTCACCCTTTCCGTCAACATATATAAAACCTGAAGCATGAATTAAACTATTCATACAAATAGATAATAATGTCTCTGTCTTACCTGCTCCAGTTGTCCCAAATATGAGACAGTGAGTACGAACATCGTCGTTTGCAAACCAAATTTGATCTTTTGACTTCATTTCATTACCATAAAAGGAAATTCCTTTTGCTGGTGTAGGCATGTTTGTTACAGGATGCAACTGATTAACGTCTAATTCACCAGAAGTTTCAGGTTTTTTAAACGGTAGGACAGTAATTTGCCCAGATCTTTTCTTGAAAAAAGGTATGAAAACCACCATCCATATAGATAAGCCAAATGTTTTTTTACCAAGAAGTGTAAGTAAGACCTCCATAGAAACAATTAATGAAATTGCCATTGCAAGCAAAAGACCACCTTCTGCAAACATGAAATCTTTAAATTTTTCTCCGTTAGTTCGACTATCCTTATACATTTTGTTTGGATCGACCTCATTCCTGAAATCGACACCTTGAACAATTCTATTCTTTTTTTGTGCTGCCATTTCAAATCCTTATGAAATATAATATCTTTCATCAATTTAACACACTATAATACTTTTACAAATATTATTGAATTTAAATATTATTTATTAAAAAAATGAGCATTATTTTTTTTTCTTATAAATAAAAAAAATATAGATATTTAAATAAATAAAAAGAACGTCTATTTTTTTCTTTAAATAAGATTTTTTTATTAAATTGACAAAATAATATAATATGAGAACTTAAGATAAATAGAAAACAAGGAAAGTTTTATGAGTAAAGAAGATTCAATAAAAAAGAATAAAACTTCTAAATTACAATACACTTGGGATAAAAAGAAGTTTATTGTTGAAACAATAGAAACTAATAGAAATTTAGATTGGTATATATTTAGATACAAAAGAAATCTAACGATATCATTAATCTTTTCTGTTTTGATATTTATTAATGCTTCTATTTCAACTTATGTGTTCAAGCAAAAGAGTGATAACGTAACAACATATTTAACAGCAAGCTCTGGTGAAATAATAAAGTATAAAATGTCAGACGAAAAGAAACAAAAATTAAACAAAGCATTACAAGACTTAAGAAAAGGAAATTAAGAGGTTTAATAATGGCAAAAAGAGAATATACAGAAAAAGAAAAAGCTATATTAAGAAAAAAGAAAGCTCTTCGTGAAAAAGCCCTTAAAGAAAAGCAAGCAAAAGAAAATAAAGGTAAAGAATTACTAGAATCAGAAAGAATAGAAAAATTAAAATTAATTTCTGACGAAGAAAGTAAAGAAATATCAAAAGAATTAAAGAATAATGCAATAGCTTCTTTCGCAAAATATGATTTTTATAAAGATGGTTATAAAAAAACGCTAGGAATACTGATATTCCTATTTTTGACGTTTTTAGTTTCTTGTTATGCATTAGTTTATGCAAGTATGATTTACAAGCCTTCAAACGCTTATTTGCCTGTTGATGAAATGGGTAGACCTTTCGAGCCGTCTAAATTAACAGAAGCAATCCATACAAAATCAGAAATAATTGATTTTGCTTCAGAGGCATACAGAAAAATGTCTGATTATAATTATGTAAATTTAGATAGGGGTTATGTTGATGACCTTCGACCATTTTTTACAGAGAAATCATTAGCTAAATATAAGAAAGAATTTTTAAGTAGCAATGAACCTGTTTATGTTAGAAAAAACAACATGATTGTTCAAGGTGCTTTATTAAATGGTGCAAGATTTGATAAAGAAAGAACAGAAAAACTTAAAAAAGAATCAAGAAGAATGGCTTGGGTGGTAGAATTAAATACAATAAAAATTTATCAAACAGGTAATAAATATTATCAAAAAAAATTCAAAACTTATATAAGAATTATAAGAGTAAAAAATGAATTGAATCCAAAAGGAATTGCTGTTCATAGTGTTGTTGAAGTTGAAAAAAAATAAGGTGATTTAGTTATGGATATAAATATAGACAAATCAAGAGAACTTCTAAATAAGACATTAACAATATCTATGGTAATGTTGGTTTTAACTTCCTTATTGTTATTTGGATATTTTAAATTTGGAGAAAGTAAGTTTAAAACAAGTAAAAAATATTACAAAGTTTATGCAACTGAACAGCCAAAGATAGTAAGGCTAAAACCACAAGACAAACCTTTAACAAATCCAGATAGTGTTGAGGCTTGGCTGAGAGTGGGGTTTTTAGATTTATTTAAAACAACAAGTTTAACATATAGAACAAAAGAAAGATGGAGTATGTTTAAAGATTACTTTCACCCTTCGATAGCAAAAACAATGTGGAATCTTGATTTAATAAGAATGAAAAACAATTATATATCACAAGGCTACGAGATAATAAATCCAGCAATAAGAAGGGAGCCAAGATTGCTTGGTGTAGCAATAGATGGAAATGGAAATCAAATGTGGAAATATTTTTTTGAAGTTGCAATTGAAAGTTTTTCAGGAAATAAAACAAATTCGAAGAAGGAAGTTTTAAACATTATAGTTGTAGTTAAAGAAATGAATAATAGTGATAACTACAAAGGAATAGGCATAGTGGATATTAAAATAAAGTAATAAATAATATCAATTTTGATTGACGATTTTTAAAATGTGTTATAATAAAAAGAGATGGGAAAATTATAAATGGAATTTTGTATGAATAAACGAATATTAAGTACAGCAATATTGTTGGCAATGGGCTTTAGTTCACTGTCTTTTGCTGCACAGAACAAAAAAGCAGAGGAGCCTTTAAGATTAAGTGATGATAGATCTGAACTTATTAACAAATTAACAGAAGAAAGGGTTCTTGAAGAGGTATCACCAACATCTCCTGATGAAGTTAGAAGAATTAAAAAAGAAGCGTTGGAGAATAAAAAGGCAGAAGAAGAAGCTCCTTATGATCCTACCCCACTATTTAGAACAATCGAAGTAAAATCAAACAACTCTTCAAAAATGAGAGACATTTATCTGTCTCCTAATTACGGTACAACACTTGTATTTTTGGATAAACAAGGAAATTATTGGCCTATCGAAAGTTATGTATTGCCATTACCAGAAGAAGTAATCGCAAAAGATATTATTAATACAGGTGTAATGGTATTAACTCCAAAAAAATATTCAACAAAGGGCAACTTAATCGTAATGTTGAAAGATTCAAAATTACCACTAATGCTTACTCTTAATGTAGGTACTGATAAAATAGATTATAAAACAGAATTGAGAATAGACGACTATGGTCCTAACTCACAAGTTATGGTTTATGATAGCAATATGAGACCAAATATCGATGTTGATTTATCTTCTCAAAGTGTATTTCCAAAGAAAGATAGAACAGACCTTCTTCATGGAATTACACCAGACGGATATAAGCAAAGAGAAACAAATAGTGATTTAATTGAAGTATGGACGAAAGATAAAGTCATGTTTATAAAAACAAAACAACAATTGCTTTCACCTGGTGTTTTAAGTAATGGTGATCAATTTAATATAATGAAAGGATCGGATGGTTCTTACTTATACACAACCCCATTTATGTCTGATATTTTGTTATCAGTGAATGGAAGCATAGTACCAGTAAAAGCAAGATAATAGAGGTTTGAAATGTCGGATATAAAGAAAGAAAATAATGGATTAGGAAAAAAAGCTAAAATAGCAATAGCAATAGCGGCAATAGTTGGTGCTTCTGCTGTTGGTGGTTATATGTTTTTGGGAAGTTCAGAACCTGTAACAGTTTCTGCTGGAAAGGTGAATGTTGAAAATAGAGCAAAAGCTAAACAAACAGAAGTAGGTGTTTTAGATATTGAAAAAGTTGACCAAGAAGCAAAAGAAATTAAAGAAGAAAGAAGAGAAAGAAAAGAAGAAAAATCTCTTGAAAACAATAAGACTCACATTGGTGGAATAGACTCTACAACAAAAGGAATAGAGTTAGGTCCTGACGGAACTTTAAACATTGACGAAATAATCAGTGACCAGAACAAAAAAGACTTGACTTACTATGAACCAAAAGATACAATAAGTGATCTTTTAAACAAGGACGAAATAGCTTGTTTAAAAGATATGTTGTCTGATTGTGGGACTTCTAAATCTGAATATGACGAATTTGGATTTGACGCACAAGGTTATGATAAACAAGGATATAATCAACGTGGTTTTGACCGCCAAGGTTTTGACCGTCAAGGTTTTAATGTTAATGGTCTTGATAGAGGTGGAAGAGATAAAGATGGATTCGACAATAAGGGCTTTAACTTCGAAGGATTCGACAGAAGAGGTTTTAACGAAGAAGGTTTTAATAAGCTAGGATTCGATAAAAAAGGTTTCGACTCTGAAGGTTTTGACAAAAATGGTTGTAACGTTGACGGTTTTAATAGGCAAGGAAAACCTTGTACTTCTCATGAAGAAATGAAGAAAGCTGGCTGGGGAGCAGACGGAAGAGACGCAGAAGGTTATGACAAATTAGGTTGAGATGTTAATGGTCTTAACAGAAATGGAAATCCTTGTGGAATCTA